GTAAAGAAAAAAGCCGGGGCTAACTAGGAGGACGCGTGGCACTTACAGGCAAACAGATACAGGGGATCATCAGAACCCACAAGTCGAAATCTCGACAGGAGCGACGTGACTGGGACCGTTGGCGTTCATGGTACGTGTCCGAGTACTGGGGAGCGCAGCCCGACCAACCGTCAGGTTCGACCCCGATTGCGGATGATCCAACTGCGGACATCAACTTCGAGACCAACTACCCCTATGCTTTCATCGACACGATGATCGCCAACATCTGTCCGCAGAACCCTCAGATGACAGTGCTTGCACGTCAAGAGAAGATGCGGCCTGCTGCACAGTTCCGCGAAGCTTTGATCAACGACGTGTTCCGCCGTAACAAGCTACATGCAAAGCTGTGGAAGACCGCGATCAACACGTCCATCTGCGGCAGGGCCTTCACGAAGACAGTGTGGAACTTCCGTAAGGGTTCGGCTGAGATCTTCGAGGTAGACCCTCGCTATGTGTTCTTCGATATGTCTGCCGCCAAGTGGGACGACATCCGCTACCTTGTAGAGGTAACGGTTCTGACCGAGGCCGAGTACAAGACCCGCCGAGCCAAGAAGCAAGGTCGGGGTACGATGTACAACGAGAAGGTCGCTGAGAAAGCCACCTTTACAGGCTTCCCCACATGGTTGAAGGACAACGCTAAGAACTCGACGATGATTAACGAAGCTTCGCGTAGCGTGTACAAGTGGGTCACGGTCTACGAGGTGTATGACTTCCAAGGTAAGGGCCGTTACTACCACTTCCTTGAGGACGTAGAGGAGCCCCTGTTTGCTGGCGAGCTTCCATACCGCTACGCCAAGAACCCGTTTACGTTGTTGTCGTTCAACGAGAACATGGCAAACCTAGCGGGCTTGTCCGACATCAAGCTTATCCAGTCCCTGCAAGAGCGTCTGAACGAGATTGATACCCTTGAGCTATGGCACGCACATACTTCGACGCCTGTCATGCTTGTCAACACAGCGTTGGTCGATAACCCCGAAGACATCATGACTTCCCTCGCAGACGCGAACCAACCGGGCTCCATGGTGGCGATTCAGGGTAAGGCCAACGCGCCTCTCGGAGACATCATTGGACAAACACCCATCCCATCCATCACGCCGTCCTTTAAGGAAATGCGTGCAAGATGTAATCAAGTCATTGAGTTTATCCTCGGCATCCCTCAGTATAGTCGGGGGGTTGTGGGTGTGGCGGACGTTGCTACGGAGGTCGCGCTTGCCGACACTGCGACCCGAACAAGAAACGGACGAAGAATA